ATTCCAATCCTCAACGGTATATTCACAGATAACGGGCCAGACTTTAGAACGTCTTATCCCGTCAATCTTGTGCCTGTTCCAAAGACAAATGGAATCAGCCAAGGTTTCTTGCGTCCCTCTGATGGCATCGTTGCTAACGGCACTGGCCCTGGCACAGATCGAGGCGGCATAAACTGGAATGGCGTTTGCTATCGGGTAATGGGTTCCAAGTTCTGTAGCGTTGCTGCTGATGGGACTGTGGTTGTGATCGCAGATGTCGGCAACAATGGCTTAGATGTGACGATGGATTATTCCTTTGACCTTCTAGCTATCGCCTCAAACAACAATTTGTTTTATTATGATGGAACAACTGTCACGCAAGTTACCGACCCAGACTTGGGAATTGTAATAGACGTTGTTTGGGTTGATGGTTACTTCATGACCACTGATGGCGAGTTTCTTGTTGTAACTGAACTTAGTGATCCGTTCTCAGTTAACCCATTAAAGTATGGTTCAGCAGAAGCAGACCCTGATCCGATCACTGGATTGCTCAAGCTTCGCAATGAAGTTTATGCGCTGAACAGAAACACCATTGAAGTCTTTGACAACGTAGGCGGTGATCTATTCCCATTCAGGCGCATTGAAGGCGCTCAGATCGAAAAGGGTTCTACTGGCACACACGCTTGCTGCATCTACATGGAGACTTGCGCGTTTCTTGGTAGTGGTTGGAATGAATCACCAGGCGTTTATCTTGGCGTAAATGCCAATGCAAATAAGGTCAGCACGCAAGAGATTGATGAGATTCTTCTAAACTATACCGAAGAAGAACTTGCGCTAGTTAACATGGAAGCGCGTAATGATAGAGCGCATGAACATCTTTATATTCACCTTCCTGATCGCACATTAGTATTTGATGGCGCTGCATCAAAAGAATTACAGCAGCCAGTTTGGTTTACACTAACCAGCAGCATTACTGGATTCTCTAAGTATCGTGCACAAAACTTTGTCTGGTGCTATGATTACTGGTTGTGTGGAGATGCAACTACTAACAATGTAGGTTATCTTGTTAAAGACATCTCGACGCAATATGGAAATACTGTGCGCTGGGAATTTGGCACAACCATAGTTTATAACGAAGGCAGAGGCGCTATAATACAGCAGCTTGAACTGGTTGGTCTAACTGGCTCCGTTGCCTTTGGGACTGACCCAACAATAAACACAAGTTATTCTACTGATGGTCAAACATATAGCCAGCAAAAATTTATCAAGGCAGGAAAGACAGGTGAGCGTGCAAAGCGTTTAGTATGGTTCCAGCAGGGATGGATGAGAAACTGGCGCATACAGCGATTCCAGGGAACGTCAGAAGCCCATATGTCATTTGCTAGGTTAGAGGCGGCAATTGAGCCGTTGGCGTTCTAATGGCGGTAACTCCAAGAAAACTAAGTCTGACACGGGATCAGTTTTCCTCGTTCCTACAGGACTTTGAGCAGATTAAACAATTTGAAAATCTATTTGCTACCGTTGATACAATAGCAAGCGTTACCCTTGACGATATTAATATTGCGGCTGGAAACGCTGGCGAAAGTGCAAACGATGCTCTGGCGCAGATTATTGCGTTATCTGATACGCTTAATAAAGAACCAAACCCAGCAACGGTAAGCCAGCTTGCTGTGATCGAAACTCAACTTGAGGCACTGGGTGTTGCTCCTCCTGCAAGTCTAGGGACAGTCACATCGGTAGCTGCGTCTGGTGGCACTACTGGATTAACCTTTAGCGGATCACCAATCACAACTAGTGGCACGTTAACACTTGGCGGAACGTTAGCCATTGCCAACGGCGGCACCAACAGCACGGCAACCCCAACTGCTGGCGGTTTGGCATATGGCACTGGCACAGCCTATGCCTTTAGTTCGCCTGGAGCAGCAGGACAGTTCCTGACTTCAACTGGTGGAAGCACCCCAACGTGGTCAACCATATCCACTCCATCCATTGGGCAGTCATCGTATTACGGTTCGTTTTACGATACCACAGCAACGCAAGTCGCTGCCAATACGACTACCGCCTATGCGATTCAAATAGGCCAAACTGCCGAAAATAATGGCGTCACAATTGCGTCTGGTGACGAAATCACCTTTGCTCATAGCGGCGTATATAACGTTCAATATTCGATTCAGTTTACAAATACCGATAATGCTATTCACAACGTTAATATATGGCTGCGTAAAAATGGCGTTGATGTGGCTGATAGTAATAGCCAATATGCTGTTATTGCCAAGCATGGATCAATTCATGGGCAGTTGATTGCTGCTGTCAATTATGTTCTGACAGTCACTGCTGGTGATTATTTGCAACTCATGTGGCAAACTGAAGGTGTCCAAGCTTTTATTGAAACAATTCCTGCTGGCACGACTCCAACAACTCCCGTAACTCCTGGCGTTATCGTTACAGTTTGCAATCTCCCAGATGCTGGTATTGGATATGCTGGACTTACATCCACAACATCAATGGCAATTAGCACGGGTTCAAAATCTTTTACCGTTAGCATCAATTCTGCCAATTCCGCATTTGTTGTCGGTAATCGTGTCCGCCTAATTTACGATGCTACCAATTACATGGAAGGCACAGTTACTGCGTATAGCGGAACCAGCATGACAGTTAACGTCGATACGACTGCTGGCTCTGGAACCTATGCGGCATGGACAATTGGCCTTACTGGAGTGGTCAATACAGGTGTTACGTCATTCAGTGGTGGCAGCACTGGTCTAACTCCAGCCACAGCTACTTCTGGCGTAGTTGCGCTTGGCGGCACATTAGCCGTTGCTAACGGCGGCACAGGGCAGACTTCTTATACTGATGGTCAACTCTTGATCGGCAACACAACAGGCAATACGTTGAATGCAGCAACTTTAACTCCTGGTAGCGGCGTATCAATCACCAATGGCGCGGGTGCAATAACTATCTCTGCAACTGGCAGTGGCGGAACAGTTACGAGCGTATCTGTTGTATCTGCAAACGGCTTTGCGGGAACCGTTGCTACCGCCACCACAACTCCTGCAATTACTCTATCCACTTCAGTTACGGGTTTGATAAAAGGTAACGGCACTGCGCTGTCAGCAGCAGTAGCCGCAACTGACTATGTTGCCCCTAGCGCCTATGCTTCTGCCAATGGTCTTACGATGGCTACCAGCCGCTTATTGGGGCGCACTACCGCCAGCACGGGAGCAGCGGAAGAAATAAGCGTGGCTGGTGGATTGACGCTATCAGGTGGCGTTCTGACAGGCGCTTCAGGCACAGTCACCAGCGTTACAGGAACTGCTCCTGTTGTATCTAGCGGCGGATCAACCCCAGCTATCAGCATGGCAGCAGCTACAACTTCGGTTAACGGCTACCTAACCAGCACTGATTGGAATACGTTTAATAACAAAGGGTCTGGTACGGTTACTTCCGTAGCTGCTCTAACGCTTGGAACAACTGGAACAGACCTCTCGTCAACTGTTGCCAACGGAACTACCACACCAGTAATAACGCTTCAGGTTCCAACAGCATCGGCTACAAATCGAGGCGCACTTAGTGCCGCTGATTGGACTACGTTCAATAACAAAGGTAGTGGATCAGTCACCAGCGTCAGCGGCACAGGAACAGTCAACGGCATCACACTTACTGGGACTGTAACTACATCAGGATCGTTAACGCTTGGCGGCACGCTATCTGGCGTCAACCTCACAAGCCAAGTAACAGGGGTATTGCCTGTTGCTAATGGCGGCACAGGAACATCAACTGCCTTTACAACTGGCTCAATTGTGTTTGCTGGTACGTCTGGCGTATATTCTCAAGACAACACCAATCTGTTTTGGGATGACACAAACAATCGTTTAGGCGTTGGAACACCAACCCCTGGCGCAACGATTGATGTTGCTGGCAACATTCGTATGTCAGCGGGAAGCCCGAATATTGAACTGAATAACGGTGGCCCAATGGTGTATAGCCCTACGGGAAATACATTAAGTTTTGCCACAGGCGGTGGCCCTTCAGCCCCGCAAGAAAAGTTCCGTATCGGATCATCAGGTCAATGGGGCATCGGCGGAGCCACTTACGGAACTTCTGGTCAGGTGTTTACCTCTGGCGGCTCTGGTGCAGCGCCAACTTGGACAACGCCAACCACAGGCACAGTTACCAGCGTTGGTGGAACGGGCACGGTTAATGGCATCACGCTCACTGGCACAGTAACCAGCAGCGGCAATCTTACGCTTGGCGGTACGCTCTCTGGCGTTTCGCTGACCACACAGGTGTCTGGCACGCTTCCCGTGGGCAACGGCGGCACTGGCGCTACTACCATTACTTCAGGTCGCCTCGTCAAAGCTAATGGGGCATCTGCGTTTTCAGCATCTCTTGTGTATGATGACGGAACTAATTCAGGGATTGTGTCGGGCAATTTTATTATTGATGCTGGTTCTTTGCAGACAAAAGCCAACGGCAGCACTGCACTTGCAAATGCCCTTAATGACAACCTTGTAATTACAGTCGGCACTGGCTTCATGACTTTTACTGGTGGCGGCGCTTTTGCCCAGCTTGGCGGCATGGTAGCTGGTTCAGATGGG